TTCTCTCAATATATACCACCACAACCCCCCCGGAACCCAAGCCCGAATCCAATTTCGATGACCACGACGCGCGAAGCGCGTCACTTCGTGTGGTCACTACGTATCGAAATTGGATTCGGGCTTGGGTTCCGGGGGGGTTGTGGTGGTATATATTGAGAGAATTTTTTCTAGTCCTGCCGATTAAAAAGTAGGTCATGACGTCACAATGGCCTACGTGACTTGGTGTACGTAATTTTATTATTGATTTTATATTTAGGTGGTGGTAATAATAAAAGATATAGATAGAGATATAATACATTTATTTCAAAAGTTTTTTTGAACGAGTTACAGGCTTTTCAAGTAAAGGTAACAATGCTGACTTATGTCTAAGTTTTCTTTGTTGTTCTATAGCGTTTTCATTTTCAAATTCTTCGTTGTTTCGGGTTGGGTTATTGGAAGATATAAATCCAGGTCTCTTCGTAGGCAATTTTGATAAATCATTAGCTCGAACTAATGGTATAGTAAGTATATTTTCATATCGGAATTGTGAATATTGGGATGTAAACCATTGTGGTGGTATAGTCTCAGTTCTTGCCACCCATTCACGTGTTGATTGAAGTCCACTTAGATGAATACGTGTTTTTATGAGTATGTCCCATTTTGCACTTAATAGACTATTGTCTTCATTACGAATGTTTACAAATCCAATCATTAATTTTGGCATAGCTTGAGGTGCACATTTTTGTTCACCAAAATAGTTATAGCCCATATAATCAACAGTGGATTCATTAACAATAGCTTGAGTAGCATTATATTTTGTTGCTGTATAAGATTTAGGGGGTACACGTATTTGTGCATCATTACGTTCAGATATTTGATTTGTTCCAATAAAGTAGCCATTTTCTAAACCTGGAATTGGAGTCATAAAATTTGTAGGGCCTTCTACTCCTGTATTATTACTACTAGTTAATAAACTGCTTTCAGCATACAGAATACCATTGGCAGGTTTAAATCTTTTTTCCCAACATTTTCCATGGGCAGTTGTTCCATTTTTTATATCAACGTAATCATATATACCAACATCTTTTGGAGCATTATTAATGCCGTATGGTAATGGGTACTGTACAATTACCGGGTTATTTATATCTCGGCTTGTAGTGGAAGAACTGATATTTGGGAAAGTTTCTGACCATGCTGTAGTTACAGGTTGTGCGGGTCTAGTTGTGTTTTTCCATTCTGCTCCTAGTGCTTTATTAATTACATCAGCAACATTATTAGAATCATATATAGTTTCATATGCTTGATCAAAATGAAAACATCCTATTGGATATTGAGCATTCGCATTTGCTACTGAACTTGTAGTTGCTGAAGTAACAAATGGTAAACGTACTCCCAAACTATAAACTTCACAAACAACTTCTTCAGCTTTTACAGCTGTATAATCGCGTCTTAACCGCAATAATTCTCCTTCGCTCAGATACATTAATAAACGCTCCCATGGAATACCATGAATATGTTTAAAACGTAACTGAGCAGAGTAATTATTACTAATTGTATTTAAGAAATGACGAAAATCAGGTAAGCCATTACTAACAGTAAAATGGTAACTCTTGCCATATACAAGTTTATGGTGTTGATTTGGTTGTGGAGCTCCAGCAAATATGTCTTGTCGTCCATCATTAGCAGCACCACCAGCTCCCATACCTCCGGCAGCTTGACCTCCACTTCGTGGATCAACTTGTGGTCCTCCTCCAATATCAGTTGCTCCTGCTGCTGCTGCTGCTGTATCCATAGGTACTTCTTCATCAGACATAGTTGGTGATTGTTGTGCCGTTTCAACAGGTTGAACTCCACTAGGTCCTGCTTCTGCTACAAATTCCTGTAAAAAATCAGGAAAATCTTCTAAATTTACTTCTTGATCTGGATGAATGTCTCTTCCAGGAACGTGACCGTAGTTTCTAATATCTTCTTGGTTTTCTTGATTTTCTTGATTTGCACGTCTATTAGCTCGAGCTCTGTTAATTCTTTTAATCTTAGCCCAGTCTTTTTCAATATTATCTTCGTTTGGTTTTCTTTTTCCCATACCGTAAACTGTCTTACCTAATACATGTTCTTCCACTAGATTTTTTGCACCAAGTCCAATTCCTCCAATTAAACTATGAACATTTCCAGTATGAATGAAAGATGTTAAAAATTCGTCGCGTGCTTCTTTGTCAGCTTTGAAAATATCTTTATCGGTTTTAGCTTTACCGTAATCTAGGTCGTGCAATCGGGCGATAGCGTCGTCCTCGTCCACTGGATGTTGTTCGAAGTTATCAGTACCCGGACCAAAGTAATTATGATAAGGTAAATGAATACGAGGCATATGGAATAATACTGAGTTTATTTTATACCGTCACCTATATTTATACATTTTGATTAGATATCGATAACATACTTATCAACTAGATAACACCATACAAAAGGATGTAAACGTTTATTATATTCTTTTAATTTAGGACAAGGATACCAATAATATTTTATTATACGATCATCCCATACTTCTTTTGTAAATTTATCATAATTAGCCGTTATAATTACAGGTGTTTTTTGAACATTAGCTTCTTTTTGAAATTTAACTGTTGCTTTAAGTGCCGTTCCAGCAAATAATTTCTTTAGTGTTTCAACAGCATCCGGTTCAAAATTGGGTTCATCCCAATAATTTACTCTTCTATTTACAGCTTCCATTAACGGGAAATTATTATAGCGATTGAAATTTTGAATAACTCCTGTATTCCAGTAAAAAGCTAGTACTGTTTCAATGAAAAAGTTTTTACCAGCACTAGGAGGACTTACTATTTGAAATGTATTTGTTTTTTGATGTTTTTTTTCCAAAATTTCATATAAATCTGTAATGAATTTTCTTTTAGCTTCCTCGAGATTTTCAAAATATTCCAATTGATCATTATTTAGTTGAAAATCTAGGAGCTCTTCAACAATAAGTTGGGATTCATCTATTGAATAGTAAGTATTCATTAAATCTTTACTACTTATAGCACCCCATATTGGCATTGTATGTTCATTTTGATAAAGCATTTTTAGTTCACTGTAAGTCATATTCATTGTAATTTTCATTAATATTTGGAATGTTCGTTGTATTTGTTTATCACTAGCTATATATGTACCCCATTCACTTTCTAGCCAATCTTTTGTATCTAAAATGTGTTCCAGGGGCCATGTTGGCCGGAGTTTGAATTGTTCCACGAATTTTTCGACTGGGTTTCCGTTTCGGGATGATTTTCCATGCGGGACATCTGTGCATCTATTATCTCTTTTATTTGGTACGCTTGACGGCTGTCGTCCGGAAGGTCCACTTTCATTCTGATTGTTGCCCTCTTCCAATTGTTGCGACTGTCGCTCGGGTTGTATTGACTCTTTGGAAATAGATTCAGTTCTATAAACATATTCGAATTCGGGTCCGTCGGCCACTTTGATGTACACAGGCCATCTGGGCCATTTTGTGTTATAGAACATGATGTTGCGAATGTGTTCCGTGTCAACCGGGTCGATAGGGATTGCCTTACTCTTCCTTGGATTGACGTCAAAGCTCCTCCCGAGGCATCTACATTCATTGTTGTACCATTGGCAGGCGTGAAGTATGTGGAAATGGCCTTCGGTTGGTTCGTCAAAAGCTTCTTCTTCGTAAATTTGCCTTTGTGTGTCGTGGTAGACTTTCGTTTCTGGGTAGTATTTGTATGTCTTGAATTTGATTCTGGGGTCAGGTTCATCCCTTCCTCCTCTTCCTCCTCTTCCGACTGGCTCGATTGCTGGCTTTCCGCTGAGTCTGAATCCAGTTGATATGACTCCAAAGTCGTAGTCTGGTGGGTATCCTCTACAGATGTCTTCTGGGTAATCTTCCGTTCCTTTGTCTGTTTCATGGAACCATATAGCGTACGAACCTCTTTTATCAAGGACTTTCCTGATCCCAAAAACCATTTCACGAAAATTTTGGTTTCTTCGAAGCTCAATGGAGTCGTGTAAAATTCTTCGTGCATTAACTGTATTATTCTCAAAAGCTCGACATAATTGATCTGCGAGGATTCCCATTCTTCGTTCCACCGCTCGAAAGAATTGGTCGAAGCTTCTTTCTCGTTCGATAGGAGTTTCAAAGGCGTCCTTATGACAGAGTTCCATTTGCTGATAACTGATAGGGAATGGCCTTTCAATCCCGTAGTTTCCTTCGCTTTGTTTTGTAAGGTAAGCGTTAAGTAGTATTTCATTGTGGCTAGGCTGGATTGTACTAGTTTGGGCTCTTCCACTGTTTCGTACAAGGTTTCCAATGAGTCGTTTTTGCAATCTTTTTGAATAAAAGCTGAGAATTCCTCTGTTAAGTATTCTCTCATTTCTTCTTCGGTTGAGTGTTCTTTCAGCATATCTTCCCAATCTTGTATCACTGAGTTCATCACGACTTCTAATTTCTTCAAGTGCTCCTGTCGCTGTTTCACTTGGTATTTCATCTGTAGGCTCTTCAAAAGACTCCATAGCAGACAAGAGTTCACCAGTAGTATTAGCATTATTAAACAAATGAGTATATTCGTCTTCACTATCGTACCTGAAGCAACGTAGCTGCAACGTGTGATCCAAATCGGGATAATTATTATCCTCGTATGAGTGCTCGTAACTGCCAGACTGACTTGACATGTTTAATGTATCGTCTCTTATACCTTATTTATATCTATCTTTATCTTCTTATCATATCTGTGTTATTAGTTTATCACCACCACCTCAATTACTTATCTGAAGTGTTTTGTTTTCGTTTTAGTCACGTACACCAAGTCACGTAGGCCATTGTGACGTCATGACCTACTTTTTAATCGGCAGGACTAGAAAAAATTCTCTCAATATATACCACCACAACCCCCCCGGAACCCAAGCCCGAATCCAATTTCGATACGTAGTGACCACACGAAGTGACGCGCTTCGCGCGTCGTGGTCATCGAAATTGGATTCGGGCTTGGGTTCCGGGGGGGTTGTGGTGGTATATATTGAGAGAA